TGTTGGTATTGACAACTGGTTAGCTAATGAGGCATTAGATGATTCTGATGAAGCTAATACAGTATTAGAAGTTATTGAATGTTGGATTAGATCTGACAGGGATGGAGATGGAGTTGCTGAGCTTAAACATGTTATTAAAGCTGGTAATGATATACTTCAAGAAGATGATGTATCTTATATACCTGTAGCTGATTTAAATCCAGTAGAGATTCCTCACGAATATCATGGTCTATCTTTAGCTGATATGGTACGCCCGCAAATGCAAGCTACCACAGCTATATTAAGAGGATTTGTAGAGAATGTTTACTTTGGCAACTACGGTAGAACGCTAGCCGATCCAAATGTAGTAGACTTCTCAGCATTACAAAATCCTGTACCTAAACAAGTTATTGCTACTAATGGTCCAGCTGTTAACTCAGTACAACAAATAGGTCCTGATCCAATATCACCTGGAACTCAAGGTATGTTAGAATATCTTCAGTTACAGAAAGAGCAATCAACAGGTTTAACAAAAGCTGCTATGGGTTTGAATGACGCGTTATACGTATCTGGAAACTCAGAAGCTAAGATGGCTCAAACTCAAAGTGCGGCTCAAATCCGTATTGAGCATATTGCTAGAAGATTTATGGAAACAGGTTTTAAAGATCTGTGTCGTGGTTTATTGAAAGAGATGAAACAAAACATTAAAGAAGATATGATGTATAAGACTGATAAAGGTTATGCTTCTATATCTCCAAGTGATTTGCAAATGATTCCTTCTAATTTAGATTTAGATATTCAAGCTAACCTTGGCGAAAACTCTAATATCAACATGCAACAGAAGTTACAACAGGTTGGAGAGTTAATTCCACTTATGGCGCAAGATCCCACGTCTAGAAAGTATATATCACAAAACGCTGCTTTTAATTTAGGCGTTAAAATGGTTACTGCTATGGGATTAGATCCACTTGATTATTTTGTAGATCCAGATAATCCAGAAGTTATGCAGCAGATTGAAGCTAAAGAACAAGAAAGACAGCAACAAGAACAAGCTTCTAATCAAGCTGTTCAAGCACAACAAGATGCTAATACTAGTCTTATTAAAGCTGAGATAGATAATAAGAAGATAGATAACAAGCGTCAATTACTTGAAGCAGAAGACGAAAGTAATAGAAACTGGGCTGAGATTAAGATCAAAGCCGAAGGAACTGAAGGTGCTTCAACACCTGTTAAGATTCCTGTAGACTTCCAAGGTTTATATCAAGATACGGAAGAGAATGAAAAGCAAGCTGCAGAACAACAACAGCAGCAACAACAAATGCAGCAAATGCAGCAAATGCAAGGAGGAATGCAAAATGGGTGAAGTATGGTTTTATGATGTATCAGCCTTAACTTATATTAAACCGTCAGCTTTTACAGTTGATGCTAATGGTAGGTTAACTGGTAATGTTACTAAAATGGATGGTACAACAAATGTTGCAGTAGCAGCAGGAGATTTAATAGTACAAATTAGCAATGCAGATGGAGTTACAGGTAATACAACTGTTCCTGGAGCTGTTGTCCACACTACGTTAATTACTAAAGCGTAATTATTAGGAGATTGATGAGAGATGGGTGATTATAAAAGACATAAAGAACACGTGTCTGTTGGAGGCAAACCTAAAAAGGTTACACCATATGATGATAGTCAACGTGTTCTGCAGAAAGGATGGCAATGTGAAGATATAAAAGACACAATGACATTTGTATATGAAGACTTGATGAATGATTTATTTAAAGCTTGGATCACTACGAAACACCATGAAACTCAAGCTCGTGAATTTATTTATCATCAAGTGGTTTCATTAGGAGCTGTGCAGTCAAATATAGAAAGAGCTGTAACAGCTAAAAACAACAAAACCAAAGAGATGGAAGGAGATGATGATGGTTGAGAATGAAAGGTTAGACAAAGCTATTGAACAATTAGATTCAATGGTAAGTGTTATGATTAGTGACATTGGGCTTGGTGCATCATATGCTAGAGTTAATTCAACAGCATGTTTAGACATGTTGAACTTAAAAGAAAAGTTACAATCAATGAAAAAGCCCGCAGTAACAAAAGGAAAAAAATAGAGGTTCTTGAAGAACCCTGATGAGAGATGATGAGAGTTGTTCAAGACTCTCTTAATTATATAGGAGACGATATTTATGAGTGAAAATTCTACCCAAACGGATGATGTAAACACGAGTGAATCTGGATTTGATAATCCGATGGACGATGCAATAGATACTTTATTAGACAGAGCAGTAGACAGAGGTACATTAAGTCCTGCTTTAGACGAGACAGAGGAAGTTGAATCTATCCAAGAAGATGACGAATCCACAGAAGAACTTGAAGGCGAAGATCTAGACCCCGCTGAAGAGGACGCTGAAAATGTTGATGATGATGAGGATGATGACGCTACGGAAGAAGAGGACGATGAGGATGAGGAATCTACCCAAGACGAAGAATCTGATGAAATAGAGGACGGTGAACTTGATTTAGAATATCTTGTACCAGTTAAAGTGGATGGTGAAGAATCTGAAGTAACAATAGAAGAGTTGATCAAAGGTTATCAAACTAATCAGAGCCAGACTAAAAAAGGTCAAGAACTGGCGGAACAAGCCAAACAGTTAGAAACTGAGAAAGAGAAATCACATATATTTCAAAAAATAAATGAAGATTTACTTAAACAGCAAGATGATAGAGATCTAGCTTTACTACAAAGCCGAAAAGATGTTATGGACAAAATGGCTAAAGATGGTTATGTTGAAGGAGTTGATGATGATTTAGCAACACTACAATATAAGTACAGATCTTTAGAAGATGAATATACCAAGCGTAAAGCTGAACGTAGTAAAACAACGGATAAAATGATCGAGGCTCAAGAAGAAGAGTATCGTAAAACAGCAGAAAAAAATGTAAAGATTTTTCAAAAGGAAATCAAGACATTAATTCCTGACTGGTCAGATAAAATGGCGCAAGATAATTATGCGTTTGCAGTTGAACAAGGAATTCCTGAGGAATTTGTTAATACAATTGCATCACCGCTTATTGCTAAATTTATTAATGACTACCGTGTATTAAAAACATCTGCTTCTACAGGAGCTAAGAAACGCAAAAAAGCTCCAGTTAAAACAGTATCTGCTAAAAAGCCTGTTTCAAAACAAAACAAAGTGAAGACAAAGAGTGTTGATGCTCGTAAACGAATTGCTAAAGGAAAAGGATCTGATAAAGATTTAAAGGTTCTTAGCGATGAAACTTACGATAGTATATTTGATAACTCCGAACTCTTCAACTAGTCAAATAGGAGAATATTTTGGCAACAACGTTTACAACGGCAACAAACGCGGCAAGTAACCGCGAGGATCTTGCGAACTTTATTTCTAATATTGTTCGTGATGATACACCGTTTATGTCCTCTTGTGGTAGAGCAAAAGCTACAGCAATTTTACATGAATGGTCAACTGACGAATTACAACCACCAGCAGCGAATAATAACGCTGAGGGCGCGGCCTTCCCAGGCACACCTTCAACTGGTCCAGTTGTAGCTCGTTTGAATAACAAAACACAAATCTTTACTAAGTCGATTGAAGTTTCAGGTACTATGGAAAATGTATCTAAAGCAGGTCGTAAGTCTGAATTTAAATATCAGTCTGAAAAACGTGGTAAGGAATTGATGCGTGATATCGAGTGGGCATTAACAACTGGTAAAGGTGTTAAGTCTTCTTCAGGTAACCGTGTTATGGGTGGATACCAATCTTGGGTGAAGGCAGCTAATACTGTTAACGCTTCAGGTGGCAATATCACTAACGGTGCAGGAGATGGTTCTAACGTTCCTACATCAGCAGGCTCAGCAGCAGCATTTACTTTATCTCAAGTAGATTCAGTAATGCAAGCATGTTGGGAAAATGGTGGAAGACCTACTACCCTTATGATGTCACCACGTCTTAAGCGTAGCTTCTCAACAGCGGCACAAGGACAAGTTTCTAATGGAAACGTTCGTCGTAACATCGACGATTCTGGAAAACTTCGTCAATCAGTAGAAGTATATGAAACTGATTTTGGAGTTGTACAGGTAGTTCCTAACTACATTATGGGTCACACTGGCTCTGGTGCTGGTGCAGCTAACGCAGCAGCTGATGATAATATCTTAGTATATGATTCATCAATGTTTAAGATGGCAACACTACGTCCATTACACCACAGAGATATCTCTGAAGATGGTGATAGACTACGTGCGCTAATGGTACATGAAACTACTCTAGAGTGCTTGAACCCAAGTGCTTCTGGTCTAGTTGATAACTTAAGCGGCTAATTAAGCCAACTATAACCCCGGGTTTTTCTCGGGGTTATTTTATATAAGGAATGCTATGAGTACAATAAAATCTAGAGTCAAAGAAGGTAGAGGAGTTGCGACTCAAAATGTGCAAGATTATTTAGATTACGCTCAAGATATGAGACAAGCAGGTAGTGGTAATACAACAATGAAAAGTTTTGCGATAATACCAGATATTGTTGCAATTGATATATATACTAAATACAACATTGATGTTCACTCCGCTGACTTTATTAAATATCCTGCTCAAGTTGAAAAGTTTAAAAGAATAATAAGAGAGGAATACCCAAAGCTACTTACAGGTGGCATTTCAAACAGATTTAAAATTTAGGAGATTTAGATGGCTACTATTAAAGACCAAGTTACTTTACGAACAGGAGTAGCTGACTGGCTTAACAGGTCAGATCTAACCGATTCTCAATTAGATGATTTTATTTCTATAGGTGAGGCAAGACTTTACGAAGATCTTAGAGTTCCACCATTAGAAGTAGTGCAATCATTTTCAGTTACATCAACTAATTCCAGTATAATAATTCCTGCTGGATTAATTGAAATTATAGAATTAAAGCTTGATAAGGCTGATAAAGATGATGATATTGTATTAAGTAGAATTGATTCAAAAACATTTAGTAATCAAAAGGTTACTCATTCTTATACAAGACAAGCAAACAATTTTTTATTAACAGATGAAAATGGAGAGCAAGAGGCTTCCGGTACATTTGTTATGACTTATTATAAAGCGGAAGATCCAGTAGGAACTTATGCTACAGCAGCTACAGCTGCGACTGCAATGGTTGTAGGTAACTATTATAAAATTGCAGTAGTTGGAACTACTACTTGGACTAACCATGGTGCTGCTAACAATAATATTGGCACTATATTTAAAGCTACAAGTGTTGGTACAGGTACTGGAACATCTTATATTGAAACAATACCTTGGATCTTAGGAACAGAATTTGAAACAATACTTTATGCTTCATGTGCTGTAGGTGCTACGTTTTTAGGTGATGTAGAAATGGAGCAAAAGTTTAATGAATTAACATTAAGAAAAGTTAATGCGTTAAATCAAAAAGAAATAAGAGCTAGTTTAAAAGGTTCTTCTTTTGCTTCTCGTTTTGACTCACCGTTATTGTAGGAGATATATATGGCAAGAAATTCTTTTTATTCAGGTGACGTAGGTTCTGAAGTTGCTATAGATACTTCCGCTGCTGAGGCTGCTGCCTCCGCAACAGCTGCTGCCAGTAGTGCTTCAGCTGCATCTACAAGCGCTAGTGGTGCTTCTACAAGTGCAACAAATGCTGCAGCATCTTATGACTCATTTGACGATAGATATCTAGGAGCTAAATCATCAGCACCGTCTGTAGATAATGACGGGGATGCTTTAATAGCTGGAGCATTATATTGGAATACTGCTTCTGATCAAATGTTTGTTCGAGAAGGTTCTTCTTGGATTGCAATTAAACCTACTTCAACTGAACAAGGACATATTAATACAGTATCTGGTATTCAAGCTAATGTAACTACAGTAGCAGGTATATCAAGCAATGTAACAACAGTGGCTGGAATCGATTCTGAAATTACAGCTGTTGCAGGAGATGCTACAGATATAGGCGCAGTCGCAGCTAAAGCTACTGAAATAGGTAGATTAGGCACCGCAGATGCTGTAGCAGATATGGCAATTCTTGGTACTGCAGACGTAGTAACTGACATGAATGTTTTGGCAACTGCAGATGTAGTAGCCGATATGAATACTCTCGGTACTGCTGATGTAGTAGCTGATATGAATGTTTTAGGTACAGCTGACGTTGTTGCTGATATGAATACTCTCGGTACTGCTGATGTAGTAGCCGACATGAACACATTAGGTACTGCAGATGTTGTCGCTGACTTAAATACTTTAGGTACAGCTGATGTAGTAACTGACATGAATACTTTAGGAACAAGTGCTAATGTAACTAACATGGCAACCCTTGGAGCTTCAGGTGTTGTTGGTAATATTGCTACAGTAGCTGGCATAAGTTCAGATGTAACTAGTGTTGCAGGTAAAGCTACTGAGATAGGTAGACTTGGAACAGCTGATGCTGTTGCAGATATGAATACATTAGGAACAGCAGATGTCGTAGCTGACCTTAATACATTAGGTACTGCAGATGTAGTATCGGATATGAATACGTTAGGTACAGCAGACAATGTAACTAATATGAATACTGTTGCTGATAATATATCAAGCGTTAACAGTTTTGCTGCTCAATATAGAGTAGCTAGTTCTGCTCCAACATCTTCATTAGATGAAGGTGACTTATACTTTAATACTACTGATAATACTTTATATCATTATAACGGCTCAGCTTGGGCTGCTATACAAAGTTATTCAGTACAAGACGGTCAATTGTCGCAAGTTAGTTTTACTACTGCAGACAATACTAAACTAGACGCTATATCAGGAACTAATACTGGTGATCAAACAATAACCTTAACAGGTGATGTAACAGGTTCAGGTACAGGTTCTTTTGCAGCTACTATTGCAACTGATGCAGTTGATATTCCAATGCTATCTGCTACAGGCACAGCTGGGAATACTACGTTCCTTAGAGGCGACAATGCTTGGGTAGTACCTACTGACACAAATACAACTTACACAGCTGGCACAGGTATTACATTATCTGGAACAGAATTTTCAGCAGCTTCTTTAGCTTTAACTACAGTTCAAACTGCAGCTAATCAATCAGCTCATCTAGCATTAACTACTCAGGCAGGTGATGTTGTAGTACGATCTGATGAGAATAAGAGTTATATTCATAATGGTGGATCTGCTGGAACAATGGCAGATTTTACATTACTTGCTACACCTACTGATGCTGTATTAAGCGTTGATGGTAATACTGGTGCAATTACTTTAAATCATGATACTTTAACTGGCTTTGTTGCTAATGAACACTTAGATTGGACAACGGATCAAGGCAGTACTAATATACATGCTGGTAATTATACAGATACAGTATATACCCATCCAACAACTCCAGGATATAATCATATTCCTGCTGGAGGTTCTGCAGGGCAGATATTAAGATATGCTTCAGCTGGAACAGCAGCATGGGGATCAGACGAAAACGATGCAGTTGCTATGGCAATTGCCCTTGGATAATATAGGAAATAGAAATGGCAAATACATTTAAATTAAAAACCAAAGCTGGAATAGATGCATCGCTAGTAACGGTATACACAGTACCAAGTTCTACTACTACTGTAGTGATAGGACTTACTCTTGCAAATATAAATGCAGGTTCAGTAACAGCTGATGCACAAATAGTAACGGCTTCTTCTTCGGGAGAAAATGCAGATGATGTATATGTCGTTAAATCTATACCATTACCTGCGGGTTCTTCAGTAGAAGTTATGTCAGGTAATAAGATTGTTTTAGAAGCTGGAGATATTGTTAAAGTTAAAGGCTCTGTAACTAACTCAATAGACGCTATACTTAGCATAATGGAAATCACAGCATAGGAGACTTAATATGCCTTATATAGGAAAAGAACCTGCTAAGGTTCCAGTAACAGCTGCTGATATTCCTGACAATAGTATTACTGCAGCTAAGATTGTAGACGGTGTTATTACTGCAGCCGATATAGGGGCTAATGCTGTAGGTAATTCAGAAATGGCAGATGATGCCGTAGGAATAGCAGAGCTTAGTGCAACAGGTACAGCAAGTAACACAACCTTTTTAAGAGGCGATAATTCTTGGGTAGTTCCTACAGATACTAATACAGTTTATACTCACCCTAATCATAGTGGTGAAGTTACATCTTCTGCTGATGGTGCTACTGTTATTGCTGATAACATAGTAGACGAGGCTAATCTTAAGATAAGTAATACTCCAACCAACGGATATGTACTAACAGCACAGTCAGGTAACACTGGTGGCTTGACTTGGGCTGAGATGACAGGCGGTGGACCATCATTAGGTACTGATAGCATAATTAGAACTAATGCACAAACTATTAGTGAAAACATTACAATTGGATCGACTACTAATGGCATGAGTGCAGGACCTATAACAATCGCTGATGGCTACACAGTCACAGTTAACGGAAACTGGAGTGTGGTATGAGTACATTAACAGTAAAAGAATTAGCAGCACCAACTGGTTATGATTTAAAGATAGCTTCGGGTGAAACGCTAGACCTCAAAAGTCAA